GACATAATACTTAATCTCTGGGATATCAGGAATCTCTTCTCTGACATCATTGATTAAACGAATTAATTCTGGAAATGGTGGGACAATATCTTTTACTTCCGCAAACGTGTTTCCGTCAGCATCTTCTATAGTTACAGTTTCTTCGCTTATTTTCTCTTCTTTTTCCTCTTCAATGAAATCTTCTACAGAAGGGAGTTCCTCTGCGTTCTCTTCTGTAATATAATCTTCTATTGACGGTAGACTTTTGTCTCCATCGAAATCCTCATATGAGGGCAAATCCTTAGACATTTTATTAGTACTTAATACTTCGGGATTTCTCTCCCTTCCCCTTTATTTAGGATCCTCCTTAAGTCCATCCTTTAACATCTTTGCCAAATCTGCTGTTGAACCAACGAATAGTGCGTTATTAACGGTAGATGGTCCTTTGACCTTTTCCTCTGCTTCTACGTCTTTTAATTTCTTTTGAAGGTCAAGCAACTTATCTGTCGCATCAGCAACGTTCTTGATCAACTGACCTGCAACTTCATATGCTCTTGGCATCTCACTTTCTTGGGCTAGTTCAAGAACACCATTCAACGCTTCTTGTCCTTTCTCAATAATGGAATAAAGATTACCTCTTGTATATTCGTAATCTTTTTTGATGTCATCAACACCTTCTTTGACCTTTTCAATTTTACGTTCGATTACTTCTGGTTGAACGACATCATCCGAGGTATTAAAGGTCTCGTCGAGGTCGTTGAATTTTTTTGTCATAGTCATCAGAAGGTCCCGTCAAATCCGAAATCATCACCCTCTTCAATAAGAGCATTATCAGCAGCAGTTATCTTACCGATCTCTGCACCTCTGACATGTGCAACTGCCGTGGTGTTATCTTCACCACGTCTTACATTAAGTTTATTACCAGTTATCGACTTGATGTATAGTTCTTCGTCACCGATAGCGATGTAAGAATCAGCGGTGAGTGTGCTGGCATCTTCAACTTCAATGTAAGTAACTTTTGCAGTGATGTCATCTGTGAGAGTGGTTGCAACATCTCCAGTGTAATTTTTGATTGCTCTGGGAGTAACAGAATAAGAGTATTCTCTTGTTGTATTTGCGGTGTCTGTTCCAGTAAGATAACTGATAGTTGCCTTTTTGATGATATCTTTGGTGACCTTGGTTGCTGGACCAAACAGATATGTTTTTGCGGTAAATCTTAGGGTATAAAGGAGAACTCTTCTTGAGGTATAGTCTCCCTCATATTCGTCGGACATTGTGATGTTTTCTAACACTACTGGAATATCTCTTTTCTCTTGAATTGATTCAACCAGTTCCACTGTCAAGTTATATGCTGGTTGAAAAAATGGAAGGATTTGTTCTACGATTTGGAGAGCATCATCATTTAATTTGGTCATTATACTCAACTCAAACGCCATATTGTAGGGAACCGGCATATATGATTTTTTTACGTCTGTCGCACTATCAGGATCCTTGACAGTGAAAGTTTGAGTTGTTGTTACTTTTCTAGATGAATCATATGTGAGTCCAGTGAACTCAAAAGACATCCTTGGCAGTGTGATTGCAAAGGGTTTATTTAGATCAGGAGACTGCTCCAGTCTTGCAAGGAACTTTTGTGTAGGACCATACGCCAGAGGGACTTTTACAACACTAAAGACATCATCACTAGAATCAGTTTTTTTGATGGAGATGTCATTGAAAAGTGTACCAAATGATATAATGGTCCTCCTCAAAATTTCGTTGTAAAAATATTCAAACATGGTTTAGTCCTACAAATCCTTACACAATTGTGTGTTTTTATTTAGGGAATACCGAATGGATTCTGCTCTGAGAAGTCAAGAATAGAATCTGCCTCTGTTTCTATGTTAATATTGTCAGCAAATCCATCATCAACAGGTTGAACATCTACCACTCTGAGAGCGTAAGAAGCACCAGAGGTAGATCCTACTATATTTTCTCCAGATGTAAATTCTCCATCAACACTACCAAGTTCAAGAACGTTCGTAGTTGAGTTCCAAGTTCTAACTCTACCAGTTGTTCCACTAGTAGAACCTGTGACTATTTCGTTGAAGGAGAAGGTTCCTGACCCAGAACTTTCTGGTGAAGCGATAGTGATAGTAGGAGCAACGGTATAACCAAGACCAGCGTTAGTGATATGAATTGCTGAGATAGTACCCGCAGCACTGACTATCGCAGTTGCAGCAGCAGATACCGTAGACACTCCTGTAAATGTGATTGTAGGATTTTCTGTATATCCTCCGCCGCCAGCAGTAACAGTGATGATACCGACAACACCATCACCGATAGTTGTAGTTGCAGCAGCACCAACACCATTAGTTCCACCACCACTAAACGAAACGGAAGGAGCTACAGTATATCCTGCACCAGACTTGACAACGTTAACTGCTTGTACAGATCTGTCTTTAGGATTAACATTGAAATTACATACATTTATTCCACCGATCATAGTGGCAATACCAACAGCGGTGATTCCACCTGAGGGAGCAGAAGACACGCCTACTGTGGGAATACTACTATATCCACCACCCCTATTAGTAATAGTGAAGAATCTTACACCTCCGTTAAATATTGCTGCTGTTGCAGTAGCAGTAGAAGCAGCTCCGACTAGTGAGAGAGTTTGAGTTGGTCCCTGAATAGTGTTGATACCGTCATCGGTAAGACCATCATAGTCTTCACCAATCAAATTATTGTCAATATCTTCAATACCGGTTGCAATAACCTCATCCTCCAATCTGAATAGTTCACAATACAATTCATAAACATAGAGGTTCTGTAACTGATAATATGGTTTGGCGTATTCTACATCTTTGATTTCGTAGATTCTATCGTCAAGAGGGAACCATATAAGATCTCCACCTTTAGGTCTAGTTGATAGTTTAACGTTCGATTGATCCTCAATCAACGGAGTAATATAGTTTTCAAATCTTTCTCTTGAGATAATCAGTCTAACTTCATCCTGAGACTGAACCCCGAACTTAGAAAGAATATTACCAGCACCAGAGTATTCGTCGTAGTTATCAATATACGCTTCTAAAGGAAGTGCAATGTCAAACTTAGACTGCACAACTTCTCTGATAACTGTATTCTCTGTTAGATACTTTCGGGGTAGATAAAAGATATCTACTCCATACATTCTAAGTTGTTCATTAATTAAATCTTGGACAAGATTTTGCTCACCAGTAGTACCTTGAGTAAAAAATGGATTAAGCATGATCTTATCCTATCATATCTAAAGGTGGCAGTTCGTATGTATTAGACATCTGCTCCTTGATCTTATCTAATTCTTTTTCTGCATCATCATAAATCTGTCTTCCATTTAATTCAATACCACCAGGAAGTTTGACACCCTGGAATTTAATAAGATTTTGACCCCACTGCCTCTTTATCAGTGCAGTAAGATATCTCTTTAAGAACGAGTCATTGTAAACTCTGGTAAAATCATTTGGATCAATAAGACGATAACAATCAATAATTAGATAATCATCAACATTAACCGATCCCCAATCAATATCCAGATAGAGTCTATCTTGTCTCATGTTAAATCTGATTTGCTTCTCAGTATTCAAAGCAAAATCAATATCCTCCAAATATCTCTTCGTCATCGTATAGGTCAATAATTCAGTTGATCCCCAGTAATAAATGTCATTAAGGAATAACTGATATTTAACACTGAACATGTTATTTGTTACAGTGTTAGCTCCATCAAATCTAAAAATCTTACTTATTCCAATAACCTCTGGTGGAACTTGTAGGTAATTACTATTCTCTTCAAAGTTAAAGGAAACACTTGATCCATCAATCGTAGCAGTTGCAGTCGTGGTTACGATTCCTGCAGTGCTACTTCCTCCTCTTGCCCTGCCTCTATCTATATCTGCTTGCGTTATCTTATACTTTAAAAAAGTCTGAATACTTCCGTCATAATCACGCTCATGGAATAACTGAAGGGCATCATCAACTAAGTCATCAATCTGCTCATCGGCAACATTAATTTCCAGCACCGGAGCACCCAGTTGCCTTTTGCAATAGTTAATTAAATCCGTTCTACTTGCTGGTTTCGCCATTTATTCCACAAGTTTCCTAAGTGTATTTAGGGTGCTGACGATACTGGGTTATAAACGTATATGTTGCCATTAGCGAGAGTATAGAAAGTTCCGCCTGCAGATACAATAACATCATATACATATCTACCTTCATTCAAAGATCTAGTAGAGGTAGATCCAAGAGAAAGTTTCATTTTTCCATCATAAGCACTTGTAAAACCAACGGTGAAAGACGTTGTAATTCCTAAAGTTGCTCCAACAGCAACACTTTTAGACATTGCTGCTGATCCAGTATATCCAGTTAGATCAAACGCAGCGTTCGCTGTTGTAAAAACATTGAGGTTTGCATTAAAATCAGATCCACCTTGAATAGTCAGGTTTACTCCGTAAGGAACTCCGGAGTCTGGATCGAAAGTAATATTTTTAGATGGCATCTGGAAGTCCTATTACCGACATAGTTTCTTGCTGCTTATAATAAAGTTTGCAAAAAGATTTTGCAATATTCTTAAGCATATCGCGATCATTACAATTATCTATATTACTTGCGATCTGTTGATATGCAAAACTCTTTGATAAGTTATTAAGTTCAATTTGATCGGGATCCATTTAGTAACTCCTTGAGTAACAATTTGATTTCATTTAGTTCACCTTTCACGTTAGCAAGATCTTTCTCTACTGTCTGTAATTTCTGATTCTTTTCAGATTTAACATTTTTGGTAGAGAGGTACTGAGTGTAATCAAGACCATTCACGTTGACAATTGCATTGGTTTTAGGATCTCTTGCAAGATCCTTATTACCTTCTAATTCATAAAAATCCATATCAAGCTAATGCAATTACCCTCAAATCTTTGACTCTGGGAACAAAGCACTGAGTATTAGATATAAGATTTAACTTAATTCTATAAGTTTTAAATGGGGGTAGTTCATCAATAGAGAAAGTATATTCTCTATAGTCAATCAGAGCAGATTCCTGCGTCAAAGTATTAGATTTAACGATACGTGTATCAGATTCTCCATTATTATTTTGTGCAGAAATAACTTCACCTTTAGTATTAAGGTTGGTGTAACCTGGGAATGGTGAGAAAGTAGGTTCAAGTCCAGGTTCATTAGATATTGCGTAGAATGCTCTAATGTCTGCTTCAAGATTTATGTGAGCAGCAAGAATGATCTTGAGAGAAGATGCAGAATTTTCAAGGACAATTTCCTTAGAAATATACTGACACGCTGTAGGATCTTCGTCAATACTGTCCACTCTAGAGTCAGTCGCATAATTCGTAATCACATCGTTTACTCTGTTAGATGTAAGAACAGCACTTACTCTCTGAGTATCAATTACAGGACTTACTCTCGTATCAACTGTGTTTAGGAACAATCTCATGTTCATTGACTTAGATCCTGGAACTGTGGAAAGATTAGCATCTTCATTAATCTTGGATGCAATCATTCTTGGAGTGTCAAAGTAATTCTTCTGGTTAATAACAATATCCTCAAATCCAGCATTGATATATGGTACTTCAATTCCACTGAAACTTCTAGATGTTGTTGTTCTAACTTCTGCGTTAATACTAGTTCCAGGAACGGTCATGTTATGAACATTAGGCGTCATCAGTTCAAATGGCATGTTCTGAGTCGCTCTAACCTTAGTTCCACCAGTGGACTTGGTTTGACCTAAATGAAGTTGAGCTC